GGGTTTTGCCTACCGCGCATAATTTGCACAGTTTGTATGTATTGGCTGATGTCGTACCAGACCGCGCCAGCAAGTACAGCTGTGGAGTCCAACGCTGATGAGTCGAGGATGAAAGCGTTGACCGGGTTGGCGCCCAAAGCGAATGCTTCAATGGTGTACGTCCCACAGTTCGGGATGGTGCTTGCCATGGTTAAGCCGTTCTAATTCTTAACGGGCCCACGTTCTGATTGTAGAAACGCAAGTTCTCATAGACGGCGTTTGCGATGTCTGTGGATGTTCCGAGGCCGCCTGAGATGTTAATGACAATGCCACCCATCCCGCCGCCCTTGCCAAGAGGCACAACTGCTTCTGGGCCTGCTTCACCGATCAGCGCCAAGGTAGGTGACGTGACGATTCCGCCGCTTGCCATTCGAGGGATGTTCATTCCGCTTGCTGCACCGACTGCCGACTGACCGATCTTGCTGAGGTCTCCTAAACCGCCGAGAATGTTGCCAGCCAAGCCAATAACTGGCATAGCAAGACCACCAAGGATTTTTGCTGCAAGACCACCAATGCGGTTAATAGAACTCATAGCGTCAACCAGTTTGTTGAACGCTAAAGCAAGACCAATTACGGCTGCAGTAGCGAGCACAAATGGGTTAGTTGCTAAAGCAATGTTTAGCGCAATGGTCGCTCCTGCGATGGCGCCAATAGCCAGCGCAATGTTTCTAAAGATTAACGGGTTTTTTTGTGCCCAATCTGCGAACGATTGCATGTATGGCAGCACGGCTTCAAAGGCTGGCAGTAGTGCAGCTCCGATTGACTCTTTGGTTTCGGCTACCGAGTTTTTGAAGATTGCCATTTTGCCTGCAGCGGTTTCCGCGTTCTTTGCAACAGCACCGCCAAAGGTTCCGCCTAGCACGTTCATTACTTCTTCCAACGATGCGCCCTCTTTGATCATCGTGGACATTTCAGGGGACAATGTGCGAAGCGCTTTGAAGTTGCCCTGGTAGGCCTTAGCAAGCGCGTCAGCAACGGTGGCGCTATCCATCTGGAGTGCCGTGCTGATGTCCATAACAAGGTTCATGTCGCGCATAGCCATGTCAACGTCTTTAGTACCGCGCACTAATGCTTCTAAGCTCTTGCGATAATCACTATCCGCAATGCCAGACGCCCTACTCATCGCCGATATTTGTTCTTCAATCTGTGCGGTTTGTTTGGCGCCAGCGCCAGTCACATTCTGCAAAGTAAGCGCAAGTGCAGCTTGTTCCTGCTGATCTTCCATTGCGGCTTTTGTCGCGTCACCGATGGCAACGGCAAGACCTGTGAGCGCGGCAGCTGCAGGAACCGCAGCCTTTTTCAAAGCAAACTGGGCTTTTTCTCCTGTTGTTTCTAATTGCTTAAATTGGGCAATAGCGCGTTTGACTCCGCGTCCGTCAAATTCTGAAACGATTGGTAATACAACAGCCATCAGCCAATCTCCTTAGACGTTGCGTCCATTACACGTTTGACCAATTCGGTCATTCGAGCATTGACGTCGTCTTTGTTTCGTTCCCATGATTTCCATATTACTCGTGATGGCGGACCAAACTTGATGTCTAGTTGTTCGCCAAGTCTGCCTGTAGACAAAAAGTCAAACAATGCAGCGTCTGGGTTTTCCCAGCGGACGACAAAAGTTGCCAAGTTGACATTCTGACCAGCATATTCTTTAACTCGTTTCGTGTTGATTTTTGCAATGATCCGCTGGTTATATTGCCCCCATGGCAACAATTGGGCGCCTGATCTCACAGTCCATTTCCTCGCCATACCTCTAACCGGTGGCCCTAAAGGAATTGCCTGGTAAGCGTCGTCAACAACATTCTGGGTTAGACGCTTATAATCTTTGGTAATCTCACGGCGTAATTTTTTGTCAATACGGTTCAGCGTTTTCAAAGCGTCTTTAATGCCAGCAACTTCAATGTTTGCTTCAAACGCCATGGCTACCCTCTTTTTTTGTTTTGCTCATTCAACACAGTAATGACCGTAGCTAGGTCTTGTGAGTCAAACGGAATGGTAGGCGGCCACCAACCGACCGCAACTAAAAGATCGGCTAACTGGCGGCGGTAGGTGCCGCGTCGGTGGGGTTTGTGTCGGTCTCATCCAATACTGGCAGGATCTCAATGTCTGGGTTTTTGCTGATCCAGTCGCGCCAAGTGTCCCCAACTTGCTCGCCTTTAAGTTTCAGTATGGTGTGCATCCAACAGCAATAATCCGAGTACAGCGGTTGGCTCGAGAGTTGCTGGATGTTGCGACGCTCTAGACGTTCCCATTCGGTAATGACAAAAAGGTTTGTCCAATAATGTTCGGGCGTGGCGTCTGCAGATCGTTTGAATTGCAGTTTGATTTTCATGTTGCTCCTATCGTCGGGCCGGGAGTGGCGCGAAAGTTATGGGGTTATGTCGCGAACCCACGAGCCGCCAGAGGCCGAGAATGTCACCATCGCCAACTCGCCTACCGATGAGTTGATCGGGGTAAATGACTCTAGGAATCCGTTGCTCAAAACGTATTCAGGGTTGCTTGCTGACTCTGAAGCGCCTGATGGTGAAACAGTCATCGTGAATGATCCGTTGTTAAGCAAGTCGTAAAGCGTGGCCTCAACCTCGGTCGCTCCGTAGGAGAGGTACAACTCGATTGAACATTCCCAGAACATGAGTCCTGCAGTCTGGCGTTCGCCTGTGTCTCCGAATGCGGTTGCTGGCAAAGAACGCTTGCCAACGGTGATGCTGCAACTGTTGCCCTGATCGCTCAGATCAACTGCTGAGCCTGAGCCCGTCACGTTGATTGTTGCATTGGAAAGAAATGTTGTCGTTGCCATGATGCTCCTTAGTTCTGTTTCAGTTTGTCATATTCGTGGGTTGTTTGTGTGGATTACGCGACAGCTGCGAGAGCACAGTCCAGGTCGTAGCACGGGTACACCTGACCGCCGATTTCTAGGCTGGATGGTCTGCCCCCGGTCACGACAATTGTTGAGCCGATCACCGTTGAAACAATCTCCATGATCGAGCGCAAGACTGGCAATCCTGCTGGGCCTGAGCCAATGACCTTGATTGGGAACTCGACGCGCAAGACGTTCCCTGCGTTTGTGGTTGCCGTAAAAGACGGGGCTTCTAGGTACACACAGTTAGGCACAATCCTGGTGGGGTCATTTACCACACGGAGCCCTGTAACGGCTGTGAGCGTGGCTGTGAGATCGTCTAGCGCCTCATTGAGAATGTCTGTGTATGCCATTAGGCAACCGCTGGACGAGGTATCCCGAGCAACTGTTTCACGATCGGGGTGAGCGATTGCTGGGTTGCTGAGCCCATGCCGTCAAACGTGGCATACATGGATTCAACTGATCCACGGGAGCGCCACAATGCGGCCGCATACATAAGAGTTGCAAGCGTTACGTCGTGCCCAGGTGAGGTCGTAAGCGAGTCAATGTATGAGGATTCCTGTCTACGGCGATAACAGAAATCGTTTGCAGCGTTTCGAGCCTGTGTTGCCAGCGTGTAATCGTCTGATGGGTTAGTTATTGAAACGCCCAAATATGTAATTAGTTCGGCAACCGTGATCCACGTGCAGTTAGGGTCGTATGCAACTGTTCCAGACGCGGCAACACGTTCAACATCTGATGCGGTCTTGGCGTAAAGCACCTGATCGGCAATCGGAACTTGATAGTCGTAAAGCAGATCGCCTTGGGTATCAACGCCAATAAACAAATACTGGGGAAGCGCCCTTACGACATAAGTGCCATTAAAAGTCGCGTCAACAGAAGCAACCGTGATTGAACTGCCGACTGCAATCTCCGATGGGGTCAGAAGTTGCAGTACGGCAAAGTTGTCAATCAGATACTTGTTAGTAACTGTGTATGTAGCCATGAGCGGTTGCTCCGCTCTCGACTAGGCCTGGGTGATCTTGCGAATCATTCCAGAGATTGCAGCAAACGTGGATACGTAGCCATGGAATGACATGTTGCGTCCCAAGACTGACGGCTGTTCAACGCTCATGAGGCCACGGATTGATTCGTAGAACTCGAAAGCATCGCCTGCACCTTGACCAACGCGGGTGATGATCATGGTCTTGGCAGCGAAGTTGCTGTCAACTACCAACTGCAAGCCGAGTGGGTTGCCGTTCCATGATGATGCGCTTGCGTTGCCAAGTGCGTTTTGACCGGTGAGGCCTGCGCCGATGAATGGGAATACTGGACGGCCTGTTGTGTCGGCAAGTTGTCCGAGTTGACCCCATACGTCTGGGCTGACGAACATGTGGGTTGGTGTCCAGTTGCGGTTTGTTGAAATGTCAACAGCCGAGTCATAAACCGATTTCAACAAATCGGCAACGGTCAAGTCCCATACACCAGACGAGGTTGCTGCGGTGAGCAAGTTGTCTGCAGCAAGGTTGTCCGAGGCGATCATGTATTCGCCCATGAGGTCATTCAAGATCAACTGCATTGCTGCAGGTGACGTAAAGTCAATATCCTGAACTGAGAGGGTCACTTGTCCCGCCAGCGTGGTCTTGCTGATTGAGTTTGAGGCAATGACCATGGTTGTTGCTGATGCTGAACCAAGTTCTGATTGCGATGCAACGCTTGTGTGAGTGGTGATTGTTGGACGAATGAACGTCTTTGATTGTCCGCTGTCTGGGTAAGCGCGAGCGCCAACTGCATCAACTACTGGACGCAAGAAGTTCAAGTCTTGAACCAATGGTCCAAGTACTGGAACTGGCAAGAGACCAGGTGTGTCAGTAGTGATGACGTCACCTGCAGCTGCTTGAAGTGCGGTGCGCTTTGATGCGGTGTGTTCTGCCACTGCAGCGTTCATGTTCTTAAACGTGTCTCCACCGATGTGGTAAGCGGCCATAAACTCGCCTGCGGTTGGCAGTACGAACTCACGCTTTGGCTGTGCAAAAATTGGCGCGGTTGGGATTGTTGCCTCAACTGCTGGTGCGGTTACTTCTGACATTGTTTGCTCCTGTTCTGGGACT